TTTCCAAAGTTATCTTGGGCTGGGAAAAACTCTACTCCTTGTCTAATTCCAAACAATTTCATCTGGGCAAGGTGGGAAGCCACTATCCCAGTATCTATCATTCCTCCACCATCTTTGTTTAGGTAAGAGTCAACTATTTCTTTTAATCTAGTTTTTGGATCGGTGTTACCCATTTACTATCTCTTACGCTTATCTTTATATATTTTAGCAGTTCTAGCAGCTTTGCCTGCTTTTTCTGCTGTTTTCGTGTTTTTCACAAACTGCTTACCTTTTCTACTCCCAGCTCGTTTCTTACGATCAGTTTCTTCTCTTTCTTCTTTAGACAGTTTAGCCCAAGCACTCTCAGGCAAGTAACGCTTTGTATATCCTTTTCGTATTGCTTTATCGGCCATTTTATTTTTTCATTTTTTTAATAAAATCATCAAGAAAACCTTGTACTACTTCTGCTTGTCCAGCGTGTAATTTAGCTGATTTTCTTAATTGGCCAGGTAAGGCTTTTATTTTTGATGGAATTTCCATAATTACTTTTTAGAATCTTTATACCGTTTAGCGGCATTTTTTGCTTTCTTTCCCTTTTCATATTGATCTTTAGTCATCCACTTCTCTTTACCCCATTTCTTTAAGTCTTTTTGCTTCTTTCCTTTTCCACCTTTATATCCTCCACCAGCTTTTTTATATTCTGATGCAACCATCTGAGCCTTTCTTGCACTCCACTGTCCTGGCTTTCCTCCCTTACTTCCTGCTGTGATACGCTTTTTAATGCTTTCACGTAGGCCGGGCTTTGTATATTTAGAATCATCCTGAGGCATTTTTAACTAACTGTCTTATTTACATAGTTTCCTACTGGAAAAGCAGTCCCAGAAAGTGTTCTAGGCATTCCATATAAAGGTATATCTTCATCTCTAGGTCTTAGTTCTGGTATTGGGTTACCACTAGGATCTACAGGAGCATTATGTTGACTAGGATCGTGAGAACCTTTATCTAAATATCTAGGTATACCATCAATGGTTGTAGTAGGTGTATGGCTACCATGAGCTAATTTCATTCCTTCCATGTTTCCCACCATTCCCATACTTCCTAGACCTACTGCAATAGGAGTACGACTAGTACCTTGTGGGATATTTATATTAGAAGGTAGAGGTTTTCCTTCTCTTTTATACGCTTCAATTAATCTATTTAAATCTTGTTGGTCTACTGGACCACGACTTAAAGCACCTTGAAACTGTCCAATGCCACTGTTTCCCGGTCCGTACCCGCCACCATAATTAAAAGCCATGATCTAATCTGTCTTTTTTTAATATTCTACTCTTCGTTTACTTCATATCTAAAAGGATCATTTAATCTATTCAAAACTAAACCTGGACCTTTTACATTCCATTCAATTAAATCTCCGTCAATCCAACCTAATTCATTATGTATTTCTTCCGGTAAGTTTAGTAACAGTTCACCATCTGATGCTTCCTTTACTTCTAAAACATAACTCATTTGTCTATAAGCTTTTCCATTAGTTTATCAAGCTTATTATGAATTGCCTTGAAATGGTCATTCATTTCCTGTAGTTCTCTGATAAAGTCCACTTTTAAAACATACTCCAATGGCATACGGTTTACATGTTCTTCCAAAGCATTAATACGTAATCTTTGGTTCTCTACTCTTTGTATAGCATCTTTTAATCTTTCACGATGCCTTTCTAACACTTTACTAGCTACCCAGCTTCCCCCAGTTAAAGAGGATATTACAGCACTGAAAATAACGGCAATATACTCAGGTCCCATAACTATCTATATACCCTTACATTAAAAGTCTAAATGAAGTTGACCTTTACGGGCTAATCCATTTACAAGCCAAACTAAAGCATCTACACAATCGTCATGTCCACTAACTCCAAAATTAGTCAATTCTTCAAACATATTGGTAAAGTTTCTATATCTGTTAAATATTATTTTTCTATCTTCAAACATTCCCATTATTCCTCTAAATCGTGCAAGTTTATCCGCTCTAAATCCTTTAACAGGATGCCATATCAGATTATATAAACCTTCATTACTTAAACATACTCTTTTAAAGTCAGCCTCTAAAGATGCTTGATACTGTACCGCCTCTGACCAGACATCACATGTGGAGTAGGTAGGAAAATAATTTTCATTAGTATCTTTCCCTATTATTGACCAGTCATATAACAATTCTTTTAGAGCATCTAATTTTTCTAAATTACCCATAACTCTAATACGTCGGTAATCAATTATGTGTATACGATCTTCTACACGTCCTCCAAGAACCATAACTGTGTAATCATTCTTTTCTTTGATGCCTGCAGATAAATCAACCCCTATGCCTAAGGTGTCAAACTCAGTAGAAATTTCTGCTTTTACTATTAATTCTGGAGCTAATGATAATTCGTTTTGTCTAACTATCTGATTCATATATTGGAAAGAGAAAGCTATAGGTGCTTGTCTTTTCTTTTCTTTTAGATATTCAAGAGACCACATCTCTGGCCAGTATGATTCTTCATCTCCCGTTTTAGAATCATTTAAAATAGCGGATAGAACAATTTGAGTCCAATTATTTTGTTCATTAAAAGTAGTAGCGTGTATATCATCATGTCTAAATCTAGTTCCTAAACAAATAGCCCTAGCTCCTTCAAACATGGTAGGTGCTATAACTGCATTCCAATTTTCCTTCATCTGATTTCTTATATCTGGATTAGCAATATCAGCAGAAGATTTTATTGCGTCATCAATCATGACCAGATGGGAACGCTTAGATGTAACCGATCCTTTTAGTCCAGCAGCACATAATGTAAACTGTTCTTCACCAGTAGTATCTATTCCTGCAAATTTATGATCTATCGACCAATATTCATTACTGGTTACGTTTTTAAGTAATCTTACTTTTGGAAATACTTCTTGATATCTCTTACTCTCAATGATTCTCTTTATGGTTGCTGACTTAGATCTAGCAATATCCACTGTATAAGACAGATATAAGACCTGTAGAGGCTGTTTAGCCTGTGTATGAACACCAATAGCCCAAGCAGTTAAAAGTCCTAATACAGTCGATTTAGCAGACCCTCTAGGAGCTAGTAGATCAACGTTAGGTCCTGCAATTTTTAACAGACAACTACTATCTTCATTAGTAATGAAATGTCTGTGCCAAGTCTTATGATGTTCTGCCGGTGGTTTATCCGCTACAAATTCACAAAAGTATCCAAAATCTTCTCTAGCTTTCTTTAGTATCTCTAGATTTTTAGGTTTCTTAATTTGTTGCTTACGAGCTGCAGCTTTAGCATTACGTCTATAAGCAAGGTGAGTATAAGAAGGCACTAATTAACACTTTAAGTACTACTAAATATTAGCTTACTTCTTATCTTTTGGCTCTTCTGATCCTTTTTTATCCTTGTAAGTCTTAGCTGCCTTCTTAGCTTTCCTGGCTTTATCTAAAGCTTCTGCACGTTTCTCTTTATCACTCATTTTAGAGCCGTCTTCTTTTTCTTTGTTCTTGTTTTTAAAGTACTCAAGAAGCTGAGGTGGCATTCCTTTTTTAGCCATTATGAACTAATTTTATATATTCATTTCTTCTTATTTTAACTGCACTACTCCTCTAGCTGCATTCTCGCCCATACACTCATAGTTGCTTCTTCTAAGGGAGATTCTATTGGATCATCTTTAAAAATAAACATCAATTCTCTGATGGCACGATCTGCACCAGCCATAAGTAATCCTTTACGATCTCTCATGTTGGTAAAACCTTCTATTTCAGATATGGTGCTCCTTAATTCTTTTTGCATCTGTGCAATTCTTCCTACACCTGCATCTCTTTTAACTACAGTATTTTCTATATCTTCTCTTAATTTTCTTATATCTTCTTGCATCTCATCAATTTCAAATAACAGTTTCTTCCTATGATCTGGCTTTTTGTAATGCTCTTTTATCCATAAATCACATGGAGAAATAGTACCCTCATATCCTAGAAAACGTGAATATAGGTAAGATTCAATAATAGAATTATTATCTTCCACAAAAGAGCAAAAAGACTCCTGTGTAGAGGAATCTAAGTTATCTACCCAAGTATTGAATAGATCAATATCTATAAGCTGATTGTGCCTGTTTACGGTCTCTTTCTTCGTCCCTTTCACTGAAGGACTGCTTTTGGCTAGCGGACTTTCTTGTCTCTTCACCGCCTTTACCGATTGTTTTCCTTTCTTGTTCACCAGCATCCTCCATTTTCTTTTTTGAAAATTCGTAGGCTACACCAGCTGCCTGTCGATATTTATCCAGGTCAAAATAATCGTCTGACTCATAAGTGTTGTCAACAGCCATTTTAGTAACCTATGCTAATGATATCAGATTAGAAGTTGCTCATCATGTTAGCAAGACCGCCTGCGAAAATGTCTCTACGACCTTCTACAGACTTCTGTCTTTGCTGACGCTTTTTAGAACCTTCTAGTTTTTCTAACAAATCTTGAAATCTTGTGATATCAAAATAATTATCAGAAGTTGCTGAACCTGTTCCAGTACCGTCGTCATTCATTTTTCTTAAAGAAATTTACGTCTCAATTTATTATAACAACAGGTATTCCTTTAGAAATTGAAACCACCTAGCAATTGACCATAAATAGAGCCTTCTTGCTGTATCTTGGCAATGTCTTTTGCTCCCTCATTTTTGATCTTCTGAGTCTCTTTATCAATCTCACCTTGAAGATTAGTTAAACCAGCACTATAAAGAAACTTTCTACTGTCTTTAACATTTTCTCTCTGTGCCTCTAACTCAGCAATGGTTCTTCCTTCACTAAAGTAATCTGCAAACTGTTCACCAGTAGTAACACCAACACCAGTTCTCTCTCCTAAATCTCCTTGATAAGTAGGTAGTAAAGATGGGTCGAAAGTAAACTTACGTTTTCCAGTCATATTACCTTCAGCATCTCTGGTCTGCTTACCATACATGGTGTCGTAGTAATTATCTAAATAGTTATTATTAACATTTTTAGTGTATTCACTAGATGATTTAAGAGAATCTCTTAATCCTGAGATACCAGCTCCTCCATAAGATTGAAGTTGTAAGTTAGACATGGCACCAGAAAGCTCATCCGCTGTTGCCTGTCTTCCTAATATGTCTTGATATGCAAGATTAACACCAGCAGTACGTTGTTTCTCTAACAGACCTCCTTCTCCCTGATACATGTTTTGAAGGTTAGTTAGATACTGGCCAGCACCTTTAGTTGGGTCTGCATATCCAGGGTCAAATGTGCTTTTACTTTCATCTACATCTGTATCAGGATCATCTTCTACTCCTGTATCTTGAGGTGTAAATCCAGCAGTAAGATCATATTTATCTATATAACTCTGTAGTTTATCCTGTGCTCCTTGAAAGCTAAGTAAACCAGATTGTAATTGACTAGAAGTACGATCATATAAATCACCCAATCCTGATGCTCCAGACGTTCTTCTTGTGTATTCTTTAGCTTTTGTTTCAGCTTTTTCTTTATCGGCTTGTGCCTGTAATCTATCTTCTTTTCCTTGCTGGTATTCTAGGTACTTTGCAAAGCTATCATCCTTTTCTATCTTCGGAGGATTGTATACTGTTTTACTTCCCATAGTTCCTCCTAAGATCTCCTAATAGGTCCAAACATGCCTTCCATGGCGGCAGTTCTTTCTTTTGTAATTTTATCTAATTCAAATTTTCGCTGTCTTTGTTTTTGTTCTCTAGCTAAAGGATTCTCTCTCATACCTAACATTGCTTCAAAATCTCTTATATTGGCTCCTCGTTCCAAATCACGCTTTCTAGTTGAATCAAATTCACTAGCCCTCTTTTGTCTTTCAAAATCTAAATCTGCTCCATATCCATAATCTGCAACATTCTGTCCAATGAACTTAGCTAGGTTACCTTTCCTAGCCTCTCTGTTCAACATTACATTGTTCTTCAACTGATCAGCAGAAGCATCCATCTGAGCCTGTGCAGCAGCAGCCTGTGATCTAGCACCAATTATGCTACCACCTAAACTAAATAAACCTCCAGCTATTGCTCCAAACATATTGCCTCCTCCAAAGGGCTTTGATGAAAACATTGAGATATCACCTGTACTAGGTAATCCTCCCCCTAGTGCTCCATATGGATTAGACCAGGTACCTAATGCCATTCTACTACCTGAAATATTTACCAGCTATTTTTTGCTTGGTAGGATTTGTTTCTAATACTCTATTCTGAGCTGCCATGGACCCCATGTTTGCTATGGTTATTCTATTGACTTCTGCAGCTGCATCCATTGCGGCCTGACCTCCTATTAAAGGAGATAAAGCTAAGTTTGATATACCTGTTCTTAATGCGGCTTTATCCCTAGCTTTTTCACTTAAATTTGATATTTGTTCTAACAGTTGTTTGTTCTCATCTAGAAAATCTCTTTCTGGTACTTTCTCTGTCTTTTCTTTTTCTTTTTTTATCCTCTCTGAAGCTCCAGAGGTGTCAGGAAGATTTAAAAATTCTGATACACCAAATTCTGGTAAAGGAAATCCAAGGAAATTTTTTTTAGATTCGTCGTACTTTAACTGACGACCTTCTTTAGATCCAAAAGCTGACCTATCTAAAAATTGATTCAGAAAATTTCCAAATCGGTTAGTATTTCTATTCTCTTGTAATTGTTCGGATGATGAACCTCTTCGTGACATCTTGATTACCTAGGATAAATATTGCCGAGTAATTGCCCAGCCATTTGAACTTGAGTTCCGATTAAATCTCTTTGGAACTGCTGTTGTCTAGCTTTCTCCATTATAGGTAAGAGTTCTTTCATTCTTAATGCTTCTAACTCAGCTGCTCTTTCAACACCTTTCTTAGTTTTAGCATATGGAGTTAATGGAATAGGTCCAAGACTAATATCTGGTCCTGTTAATGGATTATTTACATCAATACCTGTTACAGCCCTAGTTAGTCCCTGACCAAGACCTCCACCTAAAGTACCTCCAATAAGACCTCCTGCTGCTACACCTACTGGTCCAAAAGGCATCCCCAACTTAGCCCCTAACGCAGCTCCGGCAAAACCTCCTCCAGCTGTTCCTACTCCTCCTATTGGATCTCCACCTAATGCTTGTAAAAATCCACCTGCCAAGGGTAATCTTCTAGTGCCCATTCTTGCGACACCCATTGCTCCTTTAGTTAAGGCTGACTGAGAAAGAGGAATAACTCCGTAACCTGCCGCCGGTACTCCTGCAGCTTTAGCGGCAGTTTTAGGAAATAATCCATATAGAGCTTGATTCTGATATGCACGAGGACCACTACCCATTGACATCAGTCCTGCAAAATCAAAGGCTGGGAAATCCGTAACTGGTTTACTCTTAGCCATTACTAAATCTTCTCTCCGTTCTTATCTTTTAATTTTATCAGTACTATCATTATCCTTGCATGTAATCTGATGTAGTTAAATACTTAGGTCTGTTAGCACCGGCTATTGCCATATTTAAAGTCTTACCTGCAGCTCCACCACCTAATGCACCTGCCAATGTTATACCAGCTGCTTTAAATCTTTGTGATCTAGGTCCTTTACTGGTAAGTAAATTTTTACCTGCAGCTGTCTTTAATCCAGCAATACCACCCGCTGTTGCTCCAGCAGCTTGAAGTCCTACAGGAAAACCTACAACACGTACTTCAGGGTAGCCTTCTATGTTCTCAGTAGTACCTTTTAACAGTCCCATTCCTAAAACTCCTCTGTCTTGATACTGGCTACGCATAGCATTAGCGTATCTTTGAGGAGTAAGACTAGGTATGTCTTGTTTAGCTGTTTCATATTTTAAAGGTCTACCTCTTCTTCCCAAGAAAAATCTATCAAACACTTCCATACCTGGTTCTGCTGTTTCTCTTCTATCAAGTGATCCTTTTTCAGCATAAGCTTGTGCATATCCTTTCGGTCTAAACAGCTCACCAGGATTAGTGATATCAAAGATACCTAAAGAAGCAGCAGTAGGTGCTCCAACAGCACCGGTGATCAAAGCTCTTTGTAAAGGACTTTTTACATCTCCTAATTTAGGTACAGCTTGTTCTACAATCTTTTGTCCTATTGCGAGAGGATGATTATATCTCCAATAAAACTGTCTAGTTCCATCAGAAAGAATATCTGTGGTTAGCCTAGCTCCATAAGCCCCAATAAACTCGGCAGGATTTTTCATCGCTGCTACATTATATTTTTTTCCTCTACCAATAGTTCTTCCTGCTCTGTCGGTAAAACCTACCTTAGCTTTTCCTTCATAGCCTTTACGGGTTTGATCATAGTAAGCTTTATCAAATATAGAATGACGATAAACTTGATCAGACGTCATTATATCTTCGCCTTTACGAAAACCTCTTTTTACATCAGTTAGAAATTGCTGAAAGGGATTCACATCACATTCCTCTCATTGGATTACCAGCCATTTGGTATAAAGTTCCAGGGGATAAATTCATATTCTGTCCGTCCCTAACTTCGTCTCCCTGTATATCTCTAGAAAGATAAGTAAGACTATCCATAGCAGATTGAGGATTAGTCATTAACTGACTAGTTCCATATCTTTGAAATATTTGTTGCTGAACAATATCACCTTGAGGCTTAGGCATAAACAAAGGCTCTATCGCAAAAGGAGCAGCTAGCGATCCAGCATACATACCAGCTAGTTGTGGTCCTGAAGGAGAATAATAACCTTTTGACTGTACATAAGGAGCAATAGTATTCATTAAAGATTCTTTACCAGGTTCCAGTCCTGCTGGTGTAGTTTTACCTATATCTTTAACTTTCTTTAAAAGAGGGTTTAAATCATCAGTCTCACTAAAAGTATATTTTTTTCCACCTGCAAACTTAATATCCTTTCCCAATATCTTACGTGTTCCTGAAGCTCCACCTAACGCACCTATTCCTGTCGCTAATACTGCACTTCCTAATGTATCTGCAGCACCTACGGCTAGTCCTGCTAAAGGATCACCAGTGAATAAAGTAGTAAGTCCACCAGAAAACAGACCACCTGTGGCAGATGATCTTAGTAAAGGCATGAAGTCTTTAAACCTTCCAGCTACTTTAGATCCTTTTACAATTGGTCCGACTACCATTTTATTACTTAGTTAAGTTAATTTTACTTCGGGTGATTCTTTATCTGGAGTTTCTTGTTCCATTTCTTCAGTCTTCTCACCTTGTATCTCTTCTTTCTTTTCTTCTTTTTCTTTTTTATGTTCTG